TGAAGGCCGACCGGGACGCCGCCGTATACGCCGCCCTCAACGCCTTCGACGCCGTTGTATACGCCGACCGCGACGCCGCCCTTGACGCATGGGAAGCCGCGCTCGACGCCGCCCGCGCCGCCTCCGTTACCTACCTCGCCACCCTCGCAGCGCAAGAGAAGGAAACCCCCAATGAGTAATACCAATGGCCAAGCGCATCATGGACTACACGCCCGACCCAAATTTCCCGACGCCGGGGCTGCCTCGCATCCTGCGATTGCGACAGATCAGGGAGCAGACCTACATTACGCCCGGCGAGCGGCGCGAATTGAAGCGGCTGGAGGAAACGCAGCAAAACATCGAGTTCCTGTATCACCGGGGGAAACGTCGAGCCGCCCGAAGAAAGCAGAACACGGAGTCCTAACCGCAGCACCGCGTCTTTTACAGGGACGCACTGCCAAAGGTGAGGCCCAACAGTCGCACCGGGTTCGAGTGGCTGACGCATACCTGACCGGAGACAACACGGTCGCAGAGTTGGCCGTGGAACATGGCGTCTCAGTCTTTACGATCCGCGACTGGATTCGAGACCGCCGCGATACGTTCATGCTCGACCATCGCAAGCGCCCGCTGGGGACACGCCGCGACCGGGCGCATGAGCCTAATCTGGTGGTTGGCGTCTACGGCACAGGCGGCACCATGACCGACGAATCTGTGCGCCGGGCGACCCGTGATCTTGAAAAGGCCATTGTGGCAGGATTGGCAGCGCGCGGTCTTGCCCCGCTGCCGTATCGTAGGGAGGTTGCAGAATGACACGCGAAGTCGAAATATTGCATCGCAGCGCAATAGCCTTAGCGGCTATGGAAGCCGCCAAGCGCGCGTTTAAGGCCGCTGAGAGCGAGGTGCAGCGCCTATGCCGTGAATACGAGCAGGCCAACGGCGCGCGTGGTCTAGCGCCGCATCATCTGGCACAAAGCTGCCGTGCAAGAGGGATTGAGATATGAGCGTCAGCCAAGGCTATCAGGACGGTCTAGCAGGCCGCAACTGCGCCGACGATAGCGCCGACTATATGCGGGGCTGGGTGACCGGATGGCGCGAGCGGATGCTGGCATGGAACAGCCTGAGCCAGCCCGCCGGAATCATCGACATATGACCAAGGTTGTGTTGAATCCGAAGCATTTTCATGTCCGCGCCAAGGCCGAAGATGGCACAATCTGGCTAACGCACGAAAAGCATCTGCATCCTATTTACCCGATCAAAGACATCACCAATGATGTGCTGCTCTGCCTCTGTGCTGACCTATCGGCGGGTGGTGAGACGCAACTGGTGGAGCGATCTGTGCGATTCAATGACGGTTTTGTGTGCAAAATCACCGTCGAAGTAGTCAGGGATCTTATACCCTCGACGGTATAATGTAAAATTATACCCTTTATGGTATAACCTTCAAGATCATTGATCCTTAGTCAACCTTTGGGCAGTCTGATTCGCACAGACACGCCCATTGGCTGTTGTGGGCCTCTATCGCCGCCACTGTCTCCGCCATATCTTTAGTGGCATCGTAGCTAATTGGCGCAGCAATAATGCAATAGCTATTGACGAAACCGGGAACGGTCGAAACGGTTGCGCAGCCGCTCATCGCGGGTAGGATCAGGCACAGCGATAGCCGCCTCGCCCAGTTTGATCTGGTGTTCCACAACATCAGCCGCTTCCTTTATGGCTTCCTGCCGTCCCTGCTGCTTCCAACGCTCTTGATCGAAGTGCGCGAACACCCGCTCAATCAGCGCCAGCAGGGACGACAGAAATTTCATCACTTGGCTTTTTCGGCCAAGACAACAGCGATCAGGCCAGCAACGGCAGCAACAGCCGACGATGCAGCGGAATACAGGTCGCTGGAGACGCCAAAGGCCAGCGCAAGGCCCGACAGGCCCGCGTAGGTCGATGGCTCTTTAAGGCGCGTCAGAACGAAGTTCACGATAGACATATTCAGGTTCCCTTTGGGTATTGCTTCCAAGGCAGTTCCCAATGCGGGCCGTCCTTGAAAGTTCGCCAGTCACCGCCCCAAGTGAGCGGGACATTCTCGGCTACAGCAGCGGCCTTTATGATCTTGGCCAACCGATGATACAAAGGCCAATCCCAAGATACACCATCGCCCACCATCGGCGCAAGATCGACAGCGTGGCCGGTTAGGTGGCGACTGTTCAACGTTTTGGTGGCCTTGTTCTTGAGCAGCACTTCCTGCCGCGCCAGCGTCCGCCGTCCCTCCAGCACCGTGAAGTCTAGGTCAGACATCGCAGCCGCGCGCTTTACGACGCGCACTAGATCAGGATGAACATCCTGCAACCGGGACAGCGAGCGCGGGCCTAGAATGATGCTCATCGGCTATTCCTTTTGCCGCAGGAAGTTCAAGAAATCCGCCGCCATCTCGACGTTATCAAACGCCTGTATCAATGGCCGCTGGCCGGGGCGTGGCGTTACGATTGTCACCACCGACTGCCCATCACGTTGCTCCGTAAACTGGCCTTTGAGGGCGTAGTCATCGGCATCTTTGTAGCCCCTCGCCCGCACCAGACAAGCCCTGCGACCGCCGGGTAACTCGACGTTGCCGGTTGCAAACGTATGGATATGAAACGCCGCGTAAATGTCGGCGTGTTCATCCATCATGGCCGCGCGTTTCAGCCCATGCAGTTCGTTGTAGATCGACGAACCCTTGAAGTTGTGCCGCGCCCACACCGTAGCGTCTGAACCATCCGGCGACACCAGCTTCAGTTTGGCGTCCCAGTCGCGCATCAAGATGCGGTTAGTGTTCAGCCCCTCAAAGATTCTTTTCCCCGTGTTCCAAGTGTCGTGGTTGCCGAGTAACCAGATCAGCCACCGGACGCCAAGGTCTTTGAGCAGCCACTCGACTAACTCCCAGCCTTCGGATACCGTAGCCGATTGCTCGCCGTATAGGCGCTCCAACTTTCCAACCCAGTTGTTAATGGAATCGCCGCCGTTCGCCCCATACATCCCTTCGGTCTCGGCGCAGATGCGCGCATGGCGCTCTACGCTTTCGAGGTCGCAAAACGGATCGTCGAGGTGCGGATCACCAAACCAACAGATGCCGTATGGCCCAGAGATCGGCACTCGCACGTTCTGCCACGACGCCGCCCTAGCGTGATTGATGCGGAGATTGTTCCGCACTTTCATGGTTGCCAAGCGTTCGTTGAACGGCAGATCGGACGGCGGGAGTTCTTCGGCTACCGTCTCTTGATGCGCCAGATTGACAGATAAATAATCAGGCCCGTAAGTCCGTCTAATGGCGTTGATGATGGCGGCACGGGAGCAACCAAGTTTGGCTGCGGCTACAGTCTGATTGCGTCCACACGCCTCCCACACAGCGATCCGCTCGGCATCAATCGCCGTGAGATCGGTTGTCTGGTTTGACATCAATTCAGCTTCAGGACGATGGCCAGCAGCAAGGCGATGATGAAACCCGCAACGCCCAGACCAACGCCTTCAAGACGCTTCAGCCGGGCGCATAGGCCGTCATAGCGCAACGCGCACACTTCCTCATGAGTCTGGAGGCGCGCTTTCGTTTCATCGATTTCGGCCATGAGTTACTCCACTAATTTGAATTATTCCGAAGTCTAAATTAGCTTACGGAAGCCCGCGCCAAACGCCATCTTCGCCATATACCCACGCCCTAACTTCGTTTTCTGCAAGCACTACACTTGCATACGCTGGGTTGAGAACATTGCCTGCGCCGTTGTTTGCAACCGTGACCGAAAAAGATGCGGCGTTAAACAACGTGCAGATGTGACCGACTTCAAACGGATTGTCGTTTGCTACCGGCAACGCAAATATCGTGATTGTGATCGGCGCGACCTGTGTCAGCTTTACGAGGCTGGTGTTCTTTCCTGCTGCGTTTTGAGGGATGACAACAGTAGCCGTTGAGCCGGTCAATGTTTGAATGCTGTAGCCGTTGGCAGGACGGCCAGCACCAATAATACGCGCGCGGCGTGTGCCGAGAACATTTACGTTGCCTGCGGTTGTGTAGTTCAACGCGCCCAAACGAGACGAAACGCCGCCATTGACGAGCAACAATGCGTTGTTGATTGTGGTTTTTTTTACGCCGGCCCCAACAAAAACAGCACCATCAAGCACGGCGTCCGTTACCGCAGTGTCATAATTTGCGTACACAGTGCCAATAGTAACAGCTTGAATTTCAGCGCCAGCCTCGTTCAACAGATTGACAACTTTTGCCGCCGGGTTGATTGATGTAATTGAGTTTATTTCTAGGCTATCGAATCTACCTCCTGCTTTCAGATTGTAGACAAATACATCGTCGCCAATCGCGTTTTCGCTGATGATCGAACCAATATATGCCGAGCCAAACTCAGCGCCAGCAAAATCTAGCACTTGCGCCAATATCGTTGTCTGATGGTTCTTGGCGCGAATCTGATTAATTTGTATATTGTCCATCACCGCGCTATCGGCCTGTAACCGAACGGCATAATCAACCGCGCCGATCACTTCGATAATATCGACCTGCACATCAGAACATTGACCATAGGTGTTGTCAGACTTGAAATAGATGCCTGTGTCGCTGGAATCGGTGGCCTTCATGCTGCCAATGCGAACGCCGCGCGTTTTTAGAACAACGCCAAAATAGCCGTTGACGCCATGCAAATTGTCCCCGGTATGCTGCGCGTACCCCTCGAATAGTAGCGCGTGAACGGCTGACGCTGGGCTGTTGCACAAGCCGATCAGGTTTTCGGTGTGCAAAGATTTGCCGCTGTCAAGTGGTGACGCAAGGCACTTAATAGCGTCTGCGGTCGTAACGCCGGACGCAGAGCCTATGTCAACGCCGAAGTTGCGCAAGTCGATGTAATCTCCAGTCAGGGACAGCGCGCCCTGTATGATGGTGCCTCCTACCAGCGCAGTCTTCGCCACGTTAACCGTAGGCATACCGCTACCCCACAAGGAAACTTTATCCTCAGCAATGATTGACCCGTCCCAATAGATGCGCCGAGCCGGGAGAATGACCGGAAGCTGGTTTGTGGTGGCATATGCAATAGCCGCTTTGAGCGCGGCGCTATCGCCCGCCTGAGTGCCGCCAGTGCCAAGAGGAATATAATCCTCCATATTAACCGCTTGCCGCATTTTGGTTTGCGCTGGCATACCCACTGCGCCAGTTCCAGACTGAAGAAAGCCCACCTTGCTGGAGCCTGTTGATGCGCCGAGATCGTTAAAGCCCTGCTGAATGTTGGTCGCGGTGGTGTAGCCAGATGGTGTTAGTGCAATACCGGAGGCGTTTGCGCCTATTCCGGTGCCGTCTGGAAAGTTATAGACCAGAAGATTCTTGCTGTCGTTGACAAGGATCGAAAAGTTTGTGGCATCAACGTAAAGCTGCGCCGGGGTGCCGTTGCGGTAGACATAGCCATTGCTCGTTATGAGCGGCTGCGATGCCGTGAGCGTCAACGCCTCGTCGTAATAGACTTGCAGCGGGTTCGTCACGGGGTCGAGATTGGCGACACCGATATAGACATTGCCATTATCAAGCGGTTGCCCATCGCGGTTGTAAAAGACCGGATACGGGACTTGAACGGAAAGTGCGGCCATTATTCAGTTTCCCTTAATCGAGCAATTCTTGCACTTCGCGCCGCGCGGCAGAAGTCTTAGCGGCATTGCGTAGCGCCTTGATGGTGGCAATTGCAGGGATTGGAACCCCTATGGTTGAGAATGTCGCCATCGTGTCAATTGCATTTATCACCGCGCTAGATGTGCCTGCCGTATTTACGCTGCCCGGCGGCGCGGTGAACACATCCTTCGCCACGGTGTTGATGGTGCGCAGCAACTCGGCTTCCTTCTTACCAAACACAAAATCTAGTTTTCCAGATGCGTCTAGCTTCGTAATAACACGATCTAAAGCGGCTGGGGAAATCATGGCGTTACCAGCCTCATCGCGCGCGATATTCTTGTAAGCCTGATCTCTGATATGCTCCATCGTTGCGCCTTGCAATTCGCGCCATGCCTGTTGCCCAGCCGGGCCTTCTGTCTCCAGCAAATCCTTCAGCTTCTTGACGCTATCAAGCGGCGTTGCTTGGCTGTAGATTGATTTCTCCGCCACCTTTTCAAGCGCAACTGCGCGCTCGGTGCTTCCGCGCTTTGTGCCGATAAGCTGCTTGATTAAGGAAGTGTCCTCATAGTCCAAAGCATATTGGCGACGAGCCGCACGGGCGCGTTTGTATGCCTGCCCGCCAAGTTCAGCCGTTTCAGTGTCAATGATGCCTTTCATGTCCCCGCCAACACGGAGATCATTCGGGTCGTTGCCCTTGGCGAAGCGGTTGATGGCTTTACGCACTTCTTCCAGTTCGCCAAGCTGCAATGGCTTTGCTTGCAACGTGCCATCAGCCAACGAGCCGGTGGCACCGCCACGCATCAGCAACTCTTCCTCAACAACGCTCAGGATTGGCGCAGATCGACGGCCAGTGCGGTTGGCATTGAGATAGGTCACCAAATCTTCGGCTGTTACCGGCTCGACCAATTCGCCCTGCTTTTCAGCAACCTTATAAAGCGCGCGAATCTTAGTCTTGTCCTTGGCGGCACGATCCCGCAGCGCCTTCGTAACAACTACGCCAAGTTCGCCAAGATTGTTCCAAATCTCCGAACCCGTCTGATCGACCAGCGCCTCAAAGTTCTGGCGAATCTGCCCTTGCTGTTGCGCCATACGTTCGCGGATCGGCCCACCAACCGCATTGTCTTTGGCCAGTTCGCGGGCGCGCTGCTGTTCTTGGAACGCACGAGTGCGCTGGAATCGCGCCAACTCAATCGGCACCGGCAATTCTTGCGCGCGTTCAACCCGCAATCTTTCTTCTGGCGTTGCGGCTGCACCGACCGACGCACGGCCTCCGGCTGTCGGTTGAGTAGCACCCGGCATTGCCGTCCTTGCCGTTCCGATGGCTTCCTCTATCGCCGTGCGGGCTTCTTGCACTAAAGGCGTGGCTGCAATGCGCGATGCGCCACCCGCAAGGCCCCTAGCAGCCGCGCTAATCCCTGTTGGCGTCAAACCACCAGCAACTGCCGCCAACGTCTGCCCGACAGGCCCAGCGCCGCTCTCAGCGGCTATCTGTTGCGCTGCGCCACCGGTTGCCCCAGCGAGAATCTGCGTACCCGGCGCTTCTGCCAATTGAGCGCCGATAAGTCCCCGCGTTGACATTGCGGGCGCACCGGCCTGCAATACGTTACCCAGACCCATTCCGGCAACACCGCCGCCAGCCGCGCCAGCCGCTGTCTGTAAGACACGCTCGGCAGCAGTGCGCGCCTCTGGTACGCCAATGCTGGTTAGTAGATTCTCCATCGCCGTTGTCGGCTCAGTGAAGCTCGTACCAAATAGCTTATTGATGCCCATCACAATCGGATCACCGACAAGCTGTGTAAGCCCGGCGGCGGTTGCGCCAATAGCTGCACCGACTGGGACACCAACAACCGTAGGAGCGGCCAGAGCGGCCCCTAGAAGAGCGCCAGCGGCAGTTGGCGCAAGGCCACGCACCCCAGCGCCCGCAAGGCCCTCAACAGTTGTCTCTGGCTCTACCGGCGCTGGCAACGGAGGCAAACCGGCAGCTAGACGCTCTTCGGGATCGGTAATATCCGGGCGCAGCGTTACGGTAATTTCTTCTCTGGCCGGTGGTTCCTGAGCGCCAAACTGCTGCGCCGCGAATGCTGCGATCTGCTCATCGGTGGCGTTGTCAGGCCCTTCGATTTCAAGAATCGAACCATCAGGCGCTTGGACTTCGTAAATCGTTGGCATTACTGCGTCCGCCTTCCAACAACTCGGAACCCGCCAGTGCCGCCCGCTGGCATCGCGCCGCTAGGCGTTGGTGCAACCGCTGGGGCTTTAGCCGTTCCCGCCATCTTGCGTGTTACCGCAACGGCTATTCCCTTGCTCAGATCGGAGAACGACTGCCCCGGCTTGATGGTGTAATCTCCAACCGTCATTGGTTGCGTAGCCTTACCAGCAAGCATTCCCTTGTTCTGTGCCATCCAATCAGCCCGCGCGGTTTCAACCGCGCCAGTGATGGCCTGTGCTTTAGCAAGACCACGGAAATAGCTTTGCAACTCTGCCGGATTGGAGAAACTGTCAGGGATTGGGCCAAGGAACAACGAGATGTCACGATCCGAAGCGGTGCCGGGCGGAAGTGATGCAACAGCCGCAGAGTTGCGCGCCCGTTCAATCTCGCCACGCAACGCCTTGGTTGTAATATCAATACCAAATTGCCGACGAAATGTCTCGCCCAATTGCCCGAATGTGCGGACTCCTGTGAGATTGGCCCCAGCAATCTTGTTAGCCAGTTCAATGTTATTCGCAGATTGCTGTTGAGCCGTCGCGCCATTCAGCGCCGCCTCGTTCACGACTTTCAACACTGCATCCGGCAACTTGCCTTGACGCTCGTTAATCTGGCTAACGACGTTTGCTGTGTCAGCCGCGAGGCGCTGGACGCTCAGATTGTAATTGTTGGCACGTTCACGAATCGCGCTGGCGATATTCTGTATCTGCGCCCGCGTTTGCGCAATACCGGCTTTCTTACCCTCAACTTCCAACTGAGCAAGAACGGGAGCGAAGGCTGCTTCGACAGTCTTTTTCGTGCTTTCTGCTTCGGTGCCACGAAGTTCCGCTTGGGCCTTAGCGCCTTCGGCCAGCGTTTTGCCGGTTTCAGCTTGCAACTTTTCCGTCTGTGAAAGTTTGTTCCACAGTTCAGGATTTGTCGCGGCGATCATCGAACCAATCGAGATCATCCCAGCGTTAGGATTCTGCTCATACACGCGCAAGTTTGCCTCAGCCTGTGCGGCTTGCTGCTCTTGTCCAGAGTTACGCGCGGCATCAGCGAACGCTTGCATCTGAGACTTGACGGCCTCAGTTTCGCCACTACGCATCAGCATATAAAGCTGCGTTCGCTGGCGCTCGTCAGCCTCACGCTGCGAGGCTGTCCGCATGGTGTAAGCCTGCTTGGCCCGTTCCGCGATGGACGGATTCTTGAGAATCAAGTCGCTGATCTGCGTTGTCGTTGGCGTCCCACCTTCAAACGCCGTCAGCAGCGCGGCCTCACCCTCACGGGCGCGCTGTTCAACTTCCTGTGCCTTGCGCTGCTCATCAAGAACAGTGCCGACATTCAATCCCTGAACGAAACCCGCCATCGGGGAGGCTACGTTATAGTTATAAGGCTCTGCCATGATCTACCTGACTTACCGTATGAAGTTTAGAAGCCGGGAATCGGCACCGGCGCTACGTTAGGCTGGAAGTTATAAACTGGCGTAGTCTGCGCGCTCTTAAAGGCGCTAGACAGCCCGACATTGCCAGCACCGCCAAAGCCGCCGAGTGCAGCTTGTCCAGTTGGGCTTGTGGCAAATCCTGTAACTTGTCCAAGCGCAGTGTTGAAGGCATTTGCCGATCCAAGAATGCCGCCAGCCTGAGCCTGCCCAGATTGCCCGAGCAATTCAGCAATGTTTCCGGCGCTGGTAACACCGGCAGCGCCGACGCCAGCCGCAGACCGCTGGCCCAATGATGTCATCTCACCAAGACGCCCATATTGCTGTTCCAGAAACTGGTTGAGCAGCGATGGCCGAAACTGCGCAAGCGCGCCCTGAACATTGCCGCCACGAAGCCCGCCAGTTGCCGACGCCTTCTGCAATAAAGCCTCTTCGCCTTGGCGTGTCATTGCCTGAAACAGCGGACTTTGCTCCTGCTGGGCAACATAAGCCTGCTGGGCTTCCGGCCCGGCAAGACCGAGCGCCGCCATCTGTTGCGCCAGTGCAGGCGTCCCAGCCGCACGATAAGGTTCTAACAATGCCTCAAGTTTCTCGCGGGCGGCGCGTTGTTCTGCAACCCCAAGGTTTGCCGCCTCTGTTTGCGCTCTAGCAGCACCCTTGGATGCCTTAGATGACACCACGCCACCGATTACAGCACTACCTACAACTGCCGCCGCCATTGCCGACATCAACGCTCTCCTAGTGACAGGCGCAAGACCTGCCTATAATCTAATGTGATTTCTTCGCCAAGTGCCGAGCCGGTTGAACCAGCGATGTCGCGAACGGCGAACAGATACACATCATCGTTCGCGGCCTTCACGGCAATAGCGTTAGGCTCTTTGGCATGGTTGACATAGCGCCCGGCTGGCGTCCGTCTGCCGGCGAGCCTCGCCGGGGCGATGGCCTCCAGTGCAGCGATGTTGCCAGACGCGAACATTCCCTTTCCGGCGATTGGCGAAGGTGCCGTGACCACCTTGTATTCGCCAAACGGGAATGGAATCAAATCGGCGGTGTTTTCGGAGATGCTTTGCACGGTCTCGGCGTCAAAGCCGAATGTTGCAATGGCGTCATGGAAGTCCGCGATGTCCTCGTCATTGCGATGCGTCAGAAACTTCTGGCCAGCCTGCCATTCCTCGCTCTTTTCAAACAATACGGCTTCCAGCTTTTCCACGTTCATCTCGTTCGTGGCGTAGATGTTCTGCCACACCATGTCCTCGATCACATACGCCAGCTTGCGCCCCGGCTCGGCTACGAAAGTGAACGGCGCGCTTATCTCCAGCGTCTCGCCGGATTCCTTGAACAGCATGACCTTGCCAGACACCAGTACATTCATATGCTGGTCAAGATGCTTGTGGCCGATCAGATATGCCCCGGCCTTAGCCGCCATCTCACGGATATAAATGCCGGGGCCGAAGCGGTGCGTAACTGGGCAATCGGCCTGCTGGTGCCGCAGAAACTCACCCTCAAGCCGCTGTATATCGCTTTCGCCAAACTTATCGCCCAGCACGATCATCTGATCGTCTGGCGCTTCATCATATACCAAGGCGGTTTCGAGTGTCATTCTGCCCTTTCAGACTGAGCCACCGGCTGCTCAATGACGCTCGGTGGCTGCACCTTACACTAATCTTCGTAGCTTTCAAACTCCCGCTCTTCTTGCGCCTGACACGCCCGCAGATCGTGACAGATGAAGTCAAACTTGTTGCAAGAGCCACGGAAGCCAGCGCCTTCATCCCACTGGTTGCGCGGGATTCGTTCCATCTTGGCCTGTGTCAACGTGCTGTTGTCGTAGTATTCGCAATTGGAGCAACGACGCCGCCGGGCTTCGGCCTCATCGACTTGCATCGCCTTGCCCAGCGCCACCCAGTAAGTGCCGTTGGCGTCTGGTTCATTGCTGGGCTTTTCGGGGCCGAGCATCCAATCCTTGATGACGATCTGAGTGTTCTTCTTGTTCTCAGACGCGGTGATGAATGGCTCGCTTTCCTGCAAACCATTGAAGCCGCCAAACACGATAACAGGCTTTTTCACGTTACAATCTCCCGACCCGATGCGCGGATGGTAAGCGAGGTTGCCGCGCTGGCAATAGTTGAAATGATCCCGCCGGGGTCAAGCACTTGCCCGACCAATTCCGGAAACGTGTAGGTTTCATTCGGAGCGATGGCCCGCGTGTCAACGATTAGATTGCTCGCCCCAGCAGTCCCGCCGGACGCAATCAGATTGACGCTGATCGTGACATTCCCAGCCGCCGTATTGGTGGCCGTGAACTTGTCGATGATCGTGCGGCAATTGACCGCCGTATACTGTCCGGTCTGCACGGCTTCGGCCTGCTTTGCGGGAATAAGCGTTTTGACTGTGACGGCCATATTGTGTCCTACTGCTCTGTCTGCGTTACGGCCAATATCACAGCAGGGGCTGCTGGTGCAAAGGCCGTCGCAGCAACGGTTGCGATGCTGACGTTAGTGCTATTCGCCGCGTACATGACTTCGATAAAGTCGCCTGCCAGCAGTGATACTACTTCGTTGAGCGATACTACCAGATAGCCGTTGTTGAGCGTGATCGACGCGACCCGCGCTGAGTTGGGGATGTCAGCGGTATTGTTCTTGCGTAGCCAGACCCAAACAGATTTTTGGGATGAGTTGGTGGAAGTGATCTGCACCGACACCGAAATGTTGTAGAGACCGGCGTTGGCGATAACAACGCGGGACGCAGGCGTACCCAAAGAAACGTCGTTGGCAATCTCGGTGTTGGTAAAAACCAACGCATACGCCGTGTTAGCCGCTGCGGGCGATTGCGTGTTGAGTTTGGTAAACTCGCCGTAGTAAATCTGCTGCTCAATTGTCGGGCGCACAAAGATGATGCCGTTGGTCGTGCCGACCTGCAACACCGCCGCCACTGGAACGACGTTGTTCGGCGCTGTTGGTTTCACGTTAGTGAACGCGCCAGCAACTGTCGGGGAGGCGTAGAGAACGTCACCGAGAGCAAACGCGCTGGTGTTTACGTCGCGGACAAAGCCGAATGTGGTGCAGTAGCCCCTATCCCCGCTATCAGGCAAATCGTGCGTCATGACGCCAACGACATACAGCGTGTTTGTTGCGCCGTTGGCGAGGTAGGGCGAGACTGACAAGGCGCTATCAGGCATTGCCCCTGTGAAGCCAACGACGGTGCCGTTGGGGATCGTCACGCCGGTAAAGTTTGCAACCCTAGCGTATTGCTCCAAACCCACTTGCTGAACGACGCCATACTCCATGCCGATGTCAAGGGTCTGGTCTGATGGATTCCAAGCGGCTCTGGCTATCGAGGACGTATGCGGAGCGTTAAGGTTGAAATCAATATAATCAGTGCCAATTGAGTTGTTGTTCTGCGTTGCCGGTTGAGATGCCGCCACATCCAAAACGTCCGTTATCGCCGCAATACTGGCCAGCGCCTCATTGGCCGTTGCGAAGGCGCTTCCCGCCGAAACGCTGATCTCGTCAAGCGTTACCGTGTTGATGTTATCGACTGTCGAGAACAGCCTTTCAAACTGCTTTATCTGCTCAAAATCTTGCAGGAAAGACGCAAACTGGTCGCGCGTCAGACTGAGGCGCTGAACGGCCATTAGAAGGCCAGCGGCTCGATAGCCGCCTCTAGCCTAGCAAACGACATATGGGCCTGTGAGGTGCCTTGAAACCGCTGTATGCGCCAGTTACGCATCCATCCCTGCTGGAACCACACAAGGCGCTTTGCCCGGTCTCCCGTGGTGCCAATGTTGATGACCTTCTGCTGGCTCCATGTCTGCCCATCGGTCGAGTAAGATGTGTTGATCGTCGGATTGGTGCCGAATGCAACCGAGCCTGTCAGACTGACAAGTTCAAGCTGCTGTATGATAGCGCCACGACCTTCGTTATAAACGATGGTGGTGCCAAACTCCCAGCGCACAGTTTCGCCCCAATGCGTCGATATATCAATGTCAAAATAGCCGATTGCCGGCGTTTCTGGATCACCAACCAGCCACTTGTTATAGCACCAGACAAAGTTCTGTGCGCGATACTTGCTGTAATCGACGATGCTGCTTGTCAGGATAAACCACACTGGCTGGCTAAGTGCCTTGGTTGCCTCACCATCAAACACCAGCGTCCGGTCTGGCAAGTGAATATAAAGATACTGGTGCGCCCGGTCGTTGCGAGCCTCCACGTTGACGGTCGCCAACTGTTCCTCGGTGTAGTTCAACAGGATCGTGTCGATTTCCTGAGTGCTGATCTTGTTGGATGTGGCGTTTGCGCCGAGATAGATACCCGGCGCTTCGTTGAATCCACCACCCAAAAACGCCACTGTCTCTAGGTAGACGCAGCAAGCGTGAGTGCCGACAACGCCCTTTTCGACCTGTGCGCCATCAATACGCTGAAACGGGAACAGATCACCGCCTACGTTGTCGAACACTTCGATGGTCTGGCGATTAAGTGCGTAAATCTCGTTGCGTAATTTCAGCAGCGCCACCACCGGATCGGGGTCGGCCTCGGCTGAACCATACTTTAGAGGGTTGA